TTGCGAACAATGGGGCGGGAACGATTCGTCGAGACACTACCGCCTATACTGGAACGTTGCAAACTAACCGATACTTCAGTGGATTGTTCGCTTTTAACGGAAGGCCAGGTGCCGCAGGCTCTTATGCTACTCCGACAATTTATCATCAGGAGTTTATTCAGTGGAACAGTAACCAAAGCGGAACCGATACTTCCGACATCGAGTCCAACGTGAACACATATTTCTCCATTTACTAATGGCAACCGTATACCTACCCGTTGAGCCCGTCGATGGCTCAACCAGTAACCAGCACGCTGTTGCTATCAACAAGCAGTGTTGGGACTTGTATCGTCCGGCGAGCATTCAGAATCCGAACGACGTGACCAGTCAGTTGTTCCCCATCTCTATCCGCGAGAGCGACGAGATGGCGGCTATTGTAGGCGAGACTACCGAGCAGGTGTATATCAGTCCTGAGGTTGACCTTACTGAGTTCCTTGCTATCCTACCCAACGTCACTGACGAAGAGAAGGTTTTGCTTACGGCTTACGTCGAAGCGAATAAAGGAGGGTACGTACCTTTCCAGAGTCTTATCCCACCCAGTTCTATTCAGCTTACTGAAGCTGAGGCTGTAGCTGAGGGTTGGCCCGACCCTAACATCGAACGGTAAGATGTCGTTGAATTATATTTACGATAAGAAGAACGCCCACGACCAGTACTGGATTTATTGGGACGGCACATCATACGAGGCGACATGTCCAGCTCCATTACCTTATTCGAAATCCTTACCCTCGCGGGGGCGCTTATTGGAGTATACTTCAAGCTTCAAACCGAAATCGGAAAGCTAAAGGGACGCATCGCTATGTTGGAGAAGCAGGAGTTGCAGGTCATGAGTATGCTAGAGAAGCTCATGAATTCTGTTGACGAGCTCAAGCTCCTCCTCGCGCAAAAGGGAATGAAATGAAGTACTTCACCTACTCTGAGTTCGACAGTCCAGACATCCCCGGCTCGGGTCATGAGATGGAGGATATCTTCCTAGAGAAGTTGGATTTAGCTCGTGAGCAGTCTGGAGTTCCTTACGTCATCAACTCTGGCTTTCGGACGGCAGAGCATAATGCTGAGGTAGGTGGAGTGGCGGGGAGTTCCCACCTTACGGGTTGGGCTGCTGACATCCGTGCCGACAGTTCCAACCGACGGTTCCTTATCCTTCGCGGTCTCCTTGCCGCCGGATTCAATCGTGTGGGTATAGGTCAGAATTTCATTCATGTGGACTGTGACCCTAGCAAAGCGGGCAACGTTTCTTGGTTGTATTGAATTGCGTACCTTGGTTCTATGATTGATTTCATCTCAGAGAACTGGATTGCCCTCACGATTGGCCTGATGGCGTTCATTAAGATTATCGTGAACCTCACTCCTACGGATGCTGACAACGCCGTATTTGGTTATTTCGATATCCTTATCACTGCTATTACTGGCGACCGCCGTAAGAATAAGTAAGATGGCTAAGATTAGCAATCAAAACGTATACCCACCAACGACGCCTACTGTTGAGGACTTGCTCATTGGTACCAACGTTGAGGACGCTAACGCGACTGTAAATTTTACGGTTCAAAGCATTGTTGACTTAGCTAACGGAAGCGGTATTGTTCCAGACCTTCAGGCGGTATTGAACTCTGGAGACACGGCCACGGAGGACATCAACCTTACTGGAGACATTACGTCCAGTACGGTTACTTCCCCTACGATTACGTCTACCTCTTTAATTTCCGGGAATATTATTCAGTCTTCGGGCGGAATTATTTTGTCTTCCGGAACTTTTACTTCTGGTGGAAGCAATGGATTTCAAGGGCAGACACTGATATCTAATGGAGGAATTAGTCCCTCTTGGGAGGACCTCGTGTTTAAGGTTCAGGTGGAGTTGACTCCGGCCCAAATGTTGACGCTGGATACCACTCCCGTACAGATTGTGGCGGCTCCGGGTCTGCTTAGAAGCATTCAAGTAATGTCTGCTGCCTTCCGCCTTTCTTTTAATAGTGTTCAGTATGATTTCCCAGACTTAATTAAGTTGGGAACATACACTGGTGTTTCTGAAGAGGGTCAGTTCACCCTTAACCCGGGCTCTATTAATGCTAATGGTGATGGGTATTTCTGCATGAATCAACTCATGACAGATAACGCTCGTATTTCTGAAAACACTGCGCTCTCTATTTACACGGATAGTCCTCCGGCTACAACAAATGGTAACAGCAATTGCTTTTTGCAGATAATGTACCGTATTGTTACACTGTGAGAGACATACGCAAAGTTTGTATCGGTCCTGACTACAAGGACTCGATGTGTTACATAGTGGGGCAGTCCGTTCTTGGAAGCTCCCACTCTGTGCATTTAATTAAATACAGTGATGAGACGGGGAGTGTCCTTATCTACATCCAACAGGAGGACATCGTGGTGCTTTGGAAAGAGTTCAGCGCCAACATGCCTATTTCAATAGAATACAATATTAACTTTTGAGAGCAGTCAATCAGTTTATCGTAAAGGGACAGAGATACAACAACACTAAAGGCGACCTCATCGTAAACTCGAATGAGGAAGACCACCGCTTCTCTAATCGTGAGGGCGAGGTAATTGCTTTACCGTTGGAGTATCAGGGACCTATCGCCATTGGGGACACCCTACTGGTGCATCACAACGTATTCAAGTTCTACAACGACATTAAGGGTCGGCAGCAGAGTGGCCGCAGTTTCTTTCGTGAGGACCAGTTCTTTGTGGACTTCGACCAGTTCTATATGTATCGCGCTCCGGGTGGCGGATGGATTCCCCAAGGTCGATATTGCTTTGTAGAGCCCGTACCCCCGGAAGATTCAACCATCTTCAAGCCAACAACTGAAGAACCATTGGTTGGGATAATGCGGTATCCAAATGACTATCTTAAGGGTCAAGGAATTGAGTCTGGTGATGCAGTGACTTTCTGTCCGGAGAGTGAGTATGAGTTTTCTGTGGACGGGGAGAAGTTGTACCGGATGTTCGACCATCAAATAACATGCAAGATTCAAAGAAGCTAAAGCAGAGCATCATCGCAGCGGGGAGGGTAGCTGTTGAGCAACTGATTAAGGTGGCTCAAGAGGATATCCTAAAGCCTAGCGAAGATGATGAGCTTGCGGCGGACAGGTTGAAGAATGCGGCGGCCACTAAGAAGCTTGCCATCTTCGACGCCTTTGAAATCTTGAACCGCATCGACTCGGAAGAGGAGGCGCTGGAGTTGGCTTCGGGCACCGCCAAGACAGAAAGCAAGGTGGGTTTTGCAGAGCGAAGGTCAAGATAAACTGTACCGCCCCGCAGAGGGTTTGGTTACAAAGTCCGTTGTTTCCAACAAGAACCGCGCTAAGACGTGGCTCTATGGGTACAATGAGAAGTACGATATGGTGGTCATTTCCAAGTCTGGACAGATTGGTAGCATCATTAACATCAACGGATTAAACATCGCTCTTCCCCCGGCTCCTAAGGACTTGAATAGGGACACTGACAAGTGGGTGCGCAAAGAGTTTCCGCGTGCCCTAAGCCGCGTCCAGAACATCTTCCAATGGAACGATATGCCCAAGGGCTTTAAGGCTGACTGGGTAGACTATATCGAGAGTGAGTTCGACCGTAGGGATGAAGGACACTGGTTCTACAATAACGGCAAGGCGACGTACGTTACGGGGGCCCACTATATGTACTTGCAATGGACGAGTATCGACGTAGGTTATCCTGATTTCCGTGAGGCAAACCGAGTCTTCTTTATTTTCTGGGAGGCGTGCAAAGCTGACAACCGATGCTTTGGTATGATGTATCTCAAGATTCGTCGTTCCGGATTTTCCTTTATGGGCTCCTCGGAGTGTGTCAACACTGGCACCTTGGCTAAAGACTCACGGGTAGGCATCCTATCTAAGACCGGTTCTGACGCCAAGAAGATGTTCACCGATAAGGTAGTCCCCATCGCCAATAGGCTTCCGTTCTTCTTCAAGCCAATACAAGATGGTATGGACAAACCGAAGACGGAGCTTGCGTTCCGTATTCCTGCGTCTAAGATTACGAAGAAGAATATGTACGATGTGGAGGACGAAGAGATTTTCGGACTGGACACCACCATCGACTGGAAGAATACGGACGACAACTCCTACGACGGAGAGAAACTAATCCTACTGGTCCACGACGAGAGCGGGAAGTGGGTCAAGCCAAACAACATCCTAAACAATTGGAGGGTAACCAAGACCTGCCTACGATTGGGAAGTAAGATTATCGGAAAGTGCTTGATGGGTTCCACCTCGAATGCATTGGCTAAGGGTGGTTCAAACTTCAAGAAGCTCTACGAAGACTCTGACCCTACGTCACGTAACGCCAACGGCCAGACTAAGAGTGGGATGTACTCCCTGTTCATTCCTATGGAATACAATATGGAGGGGTTCATAGACCAGTACGGTCATCCCGTTTTCACTACTCAGGAGAAA